GCCAGCCATGTGTGTTCCTTTCAATTAAGTCTTATTATAACAGTTTGGGATTATTTGGTCAAACACTTAAACAACTCCGCGCATGTCGGTGTTCAAGTTGGGACGAAGGTTGCGTATCAACTCACGCTCTGCGGCGTGTGCATCAGTTTTGCCACGCACCACGTCCAAGACGCGAACAGTAAAAGCACCAACACCGCGCTCACGCAGAACTTGGTACAACATCCACGACTTGTCTTCGCTACGCGAGCGATACAGGTGCTTGCGGCACCGAGTCATAACACTCAGCTTCACAGTTGAAGCGGTCTTGGCAGTAACACCAATGTAAAAGTCTGAACCCGACTCGATCATGTAGATTACATGAGTACGATCTGTACGCTTTTTACGGGCTACTGTTTTTGTGTTCATGTGTATATTATAGCAAATTGGGCATTTTGAGTCAACCGTTTTTGCACACGAAAAAGTACTACTTTTTGTGGGGTAAAATGTACTACTTTTAGCTTACTTTTTCAATACTAGCACGCCAATAGCACTCACGACTACCGCCTGTTTCCCAGTGTGCCTTGTAGGCCTGGGCTTCTTCCAGTGTGGAGTAGAAGCGAGTGTCGCCGGGGTCAACACGTTGAGCACCGCAATCGTATTCTGTCACTGTGACTTTATACAGTCCGGAAAGTTTGACTTCTGCCATCTTGGGCTCCTTTCGCTTGGGTTATCAACTACTACAATTACAGTATAAGCGATTTTGAATTTTTGGTCAACCGTTTTAATAGTGTTGTAAACTTGCAACAAACCGTTTGAAATCATTATATAATGCGTACATGGTTGCGTACTTGCTGTCAAAGAAACACAGTAAAGGTTTTTTACCTAGTTTGAAATAGTACGGTGTAGTAAGTTTTCGATCCAGCGTGAGCAGTATGCCAGGTGTGGCTTGCACAGATACAGGCACCTCAAAGTCCCAATGCTCAAGATTGTATTGTTCAAACGCTTTAAACCCATCATAGGTTAGTCGCCAGCCGCCATTGGGATTTTGCCACCAGTATTGCATAGCATCTTCCACCGTCCATATATCAGACTGGGCAGTTAGTTTTTTAGTGAGGTCTAGTTTACTTGACATTTGTATAAATAAGTATGTTTAAGGAACCTCGTATGTATTTAATTAACAAATATTCCAAATGGTATAATCTCATAATAGAGAACGCAAAATCTAGACACCTTACAGAAGGATTTGAGCGCCATCACATCATTCCTAAATCGCTAGGCGGCACAAACCTATTACAAAATATTGCTAGGCTAACCCCTAGAGAACACTTTATTTGTCATATGCTTTTGACCAAAATGACCGAAGGACAAGATAAGGCAAAAATGGTAAATGCAGCACTGCGACTTGCTAACGATCATAAAGGACGCTGCATCAACTCCAAAATATATGCTCTGATAAAGCGTGAGCGAGCACAATATCTAAGTGAAACGACCCGCGGATCAAACAATAGTTTTTTTGGTAAGAAGCATACAGAAAAAACACGAAAGAAGATGTCAGAATCTAGACGAAAGTGGTCTTATACAGAAGAACATATAGAAAATTTTAAAGGTAGGACCAGTCCAATGAAGGGCAAGACACACTCTAAACAGACTAGAGAACGACTGTCTGAAGTAGGGAAACTTCGAATCCCTAATCAACTAACAAAAGAAAAAACGTCGGCAACATTGTTAGGCCTAAATCTAAAGAGATCCAACGAAACAAAAGAAAAGATGCGACAATCAAAACTTGGAATAGTTCATCCTAGAAAAACTTGCGAGCATTGCGGAAGAGAAACTACCGTTGCTATGTTTGCTAGATGGCACGGTAATAACTGTAAACTCAAGGAAATATCTGGGTTCCAGCAGTCATTAGAACAACCGTAAACTTATCTGTCTTGAACTGGGCATTGAGTTTTCGGGCTAGGTTGATTGCGTGTCCCTTATTTGAGAACGAAACCTTCTTGTATTTGGGTCCCGGGTACTGCGTCAACAAATTAGATGTTTTGAGATTGATGGGTTTTGAGTCGTAGAACACCGCCCACACTCCCTCAGATGCCAGCACTTGCTCGGTCTTGTAGGTTTGTTTGTTTGTGTGCTCAATCAGCACTTGTGGTTTGGGACGACTCACGATATTTTCCTTTTTGCCATTCTAATTTTTTGAGACTCAGAAATCTTTTTTCTTGTCTCGTCGGACAGTTTTTGTCCCGTTGGCATTATTTGTAGGGCGCGAGCAGCCTTAATTTTTTCTATGGTTTCGGGAGAATGCTTTTGCCCTGTACGAAGATTTGTTTGTTTTGCTCGAGCCTCTTTGATCCGTAATTTTGTTTCTTCGGTGTGCCTGAAATTTTTAGATTTTTCACTAATTATTTTACGACCTTCGATTGATATGCCAGTATCGCCGCCCATTAGACCATCTTCGGACCGAACATTAGCCCATTGCTCGGACACAACAATTTGATTTTCTTGACTAAATTTTGTAGCAAAGTTGACTAATTCTGTTTTGTCGTCAAACAATTGACACCACAACGTAGTTACATCATTCCCGTGCTTTTTTAAATGCCTGGTCCATCGAATACCGGACCCTTTGTATTTGCAAGGATCCTGTTGAGTAGTTTTACCAAAGTATTTTAACCCAGTAACATTGTGCTGTTTTATGTATAACCAAGTTGGCTTGATGGCATTCATCGTAATCTCCGTAGTTTATTTATGCCAAAAACTACGTGGTTTTAAAGCTTCCGCCACTGAGTTCAACTGTGATAACTTGTTCTTCAGTAGATGTGTTGACGCTGGATCGCATGGTTTCCAGCGTCAACAACAGCTTGGTGATGTCGGCATGCAGGTCTTTGGCGTCACGCAAGGTCATGGTGAATTCGCGTTGCCCACGAGACTCGTGTGCTTTGATACTGTCAACAAAACGATTTATATGCAAGCTCATGATTTATTAACATAAGGTTCAAGGTCTGGTGGTGTCCAGCCCACAGGCTTGAGTACCTTGCCATCTTCACGCTTGCGAACCTTGCCTGTTTCTCGATCAATCTTGGCAAAGTTTGTACTCATGACTTCTTTCCAGGCCCCCTCAGCATCCCATCCAGCACTGTGGATAGCACCAATAGTAACAACTAAGATGTCAATAAGAGCGTCTAGTGTTTCAACATCATCTGGAGCATCTTTAAGTTCTTTGTATTCCTCATCGATTAATGCCATATACATATCAAACTGTGCTTGATCTCCTGTGACACTTTGGTCGCAAGCCCGCATAAATTTTTCTTGGTCCCTAAACGGATTCATTGGTTTGTTCCTTGGTATGAAATGGTCCTTGATACTGATAGCGTTGCAGTGTAATTAACTTGGGATTTTGCATGACTTTCCAGGTACGGTGTTGTTTCACACGGTACCATCCAGCAGCATACCAACTCTTGCTTTTGGCATCTTTGGTAAACAGTGGCAACCGGAGTTGCACATTCCACAGTGGGTTATACACACGGCCAGCTACTTCGTAACCATGCACTAGATTGCGTGGTACTGTTTTTGTTTTTTCTGGCTTTTCAAATTCAATGTTGGCTTCACGGCCGGCCATCTTGATGGTTTTGTATCTGGCAACTCGATCGAGAATTTTTACAGTATAGCCATCTTCAACAGCTTCTACTTGACCAATTTTGCGATCGTCTTTTTTAAGAATCCAATACTGATTCGCTACCACGGGCTTGGCTAAGATCATCTAAAACTCCCTTGTAAGTTATATTGAGCCAGCGACCAATTTGTTCAGCATGGTCACTGAGTTTGTTGAGTTCGTACTTTCCGCAAAATTTTAGAAAGTGTGCACCCACCTGTCCAATATCTTTGTGTGAAATTTGTTCTGCAATAGCAGTGTCCACAGCCAGCTTGATGTCATCAGGTTGCGCAGTAAGATCAATTAGTGTGCGATTGCGTTCATAGTCGTCAAGCACTCGGTGCTCGGCACTTTCATGATCGGTCCAACGTTGCAGCATGAGGTTGTTCCAGTTGTAGCCGCGACGATCGCGATCTTCAAACGCTTCGGTCAAACCCACACTGTTTTTTGTGCCTTTTATACGCACACCAGGATAGGCACTAAACACATTGTCACCAGGATCGCCGCGCATGCACTTCAAGAACAGCACCCACTTTTGATAATCAGTAGGAGATTCAAAATCACTATTGGCCTTGCCAACCTTGATCTTGCTGTTGCTTTCAACAGTAAAACTCAACTTGCGTCCTTTGTCGTCAGTAACACCATCAACACTGAACAAGTGATCATTTATGCCATTGTAGAGTTGCACATTGGGTGCAACCAATTGCACAAAGTCTGAATCAGAGCTGACAATAACATTTTCATCTTGGGGGTGCAGTGCGATCCAACGAGCAATGATGTCATCAGCTTCGGCTGTGGCACAACGGATAACACTGCAATTTGTTTTTGCAGACAAATATTTGGTCATCTCATCATAGGTTTCCCAGAACAGCTTGTCTTCTTCTGCTTCAGTTTCTGTCATGGCACCACGTGCCACAGCACGATTGGCCTTGTAGGGCTTGTAGGCATCTTTGCGCCAGCTACGACCTTCCAGTGCGAAAACCACATGATCGGCACCAAATCTGCGAGCCACTTTGTTTGCACTCATAAAAGTAAGATGCAATGCAAAGCCCAGTTTGGTCCATGTGTCACTAGCACGATGTGCTTGGTGGCGTGCACGGAAAAACATGTTGCTAGTATCAATCAGCAGGTATTTCATGTGGTCTTAATAGTT